TCCCACCGGATTGATCCAGTAAGCGAAGCCATATTGGTTTTTCTTTGCGTTGCCCTTTGCCAAGCGGGCTTTGGTTCTGTAGTCGGCTTTGTTGTAGCCCGCCTCGGTGTACGCACCCAACACGTTGAGCAGCTGGCTTACTTGGCCTTTGCTCATGTTGCCGTATGCGTCCAGTTTGGCGGCAGCGCCTGGCACAACATTCCAGCCGCTTGGTATTGCGCGGATGCCACGCAAACGCGCCTCCAGCCCACCGTAATGCCGCCCACCACCGAACACATGCGGCTCGATCATGGAGCGCGAACTCTCGGCAGAGTTGCGGTCTTTGTAGGCCAGCTCGGCTTTGAGATTGGCTTTGGTCGAGCGCTTAACGCGCAGCGAATTTAGCACCCAAGGGGTAGGCCTATCGAACACCCGCGTCATGTCCGATCGCACGGCAAGGCGGGCGCTTTCGGCGGCATTGTTGATGGCCAAGGATGTGGCAAAAGGCACATGCCTTGCAGCCTTGTTCATGGCCGCTGCCACCGAAGGGAAATTGGTTTTAATGTCAAGTTTCACAGCAGCTCCCAATGCATTCCGTGGGCCACTTCGTCCCAGCTCAAGGGTGTTTCCGCTGGCGCGGGCTCTCGGACTCCGAAGACGGCCCCGGGCCAATAGCCCGCTGCAAGTCGGCGGGAAGTCCGAGCCATAGCCCGCTTTCGTCCCGCTCCAACTCTTTCGCCCGCCTCCAGGCGTAGAGCTGCCACTCCCGCAGGGGTGACCGTGCCAGTGTGGTCAGGTGCTCCAGTTGGCTGGCGTAGGCATGGCGCGATGGGTTGTTGGGCTTGCATTCGGTCATGCTCCTGCGGTGGTGGACTTGGCTGCACGGCTGCCCAGCGCGGCGATTTGTGCCAGCACTTCGGGCGAAGGCTTGACGGCTTTTTGAGCCTCGGCATTGATGCGGGCCAGCTCGGGGTCGATGCCCTTGCGGCCCGGCGTGGTGCTGCGGGCCACATCGAGCGGGCGCAGTGCTGGCGCGGCAGTGCGCTCCTTGCGCACCCAGTTGCGCCAAGCGGCTTCCCAGTCGAGCTTCACGCCATCCCGGCCCGGCATGGCCCGCCAGTGGTCGGCAAACGCAGCGGCCACGGCGTCGGGGTCGAGGTCGGGGCGCTCACCTGCGATAAACGCCCTACCCGACTCGGACAAACGCCAATCGCTCGGCAGACGGCTGCCCCGGTTTGCTGAATTTTTTGAAACCGATGGGGGCCGCGCCGAAGGCGAGGCGGAAAAACCAACATCGCCCGCCTCTCTCTCTTGTTCTTGTTCTTGTTCTTGTTCTTGTTCTTGTTCTTGGCTTCGAAGGGGCTTCGAAGGGGCTTCATAGGGGCTTGTGCTTTTGTCGGGCTTTGGCAAGTGAAACGCTACAGAATAAGTAGCATAGAACGCAGCCTTTATAAGAGCTGACTGCACCTTTTCATACTCTCGCGCAGTGCTCTTGCAGCGATTGTCCTTTGCCTCCAGCCGCTCACCAATCTGGAAAGCTGCCATACGCAGGATAAACACCTCCTCGGTATCGTGGTCGTACTGGCAAAACCCGGCATCAATGAGGCTTTGAAGCCCCTTCGAAGCCCCTTCTAAGGGGATACCAGTCTCGTGCGCCATGTACACCACGGGGCAATGAAACACCCCGATCATTGACGCATGGGGGCACGTCATAAGATACAAAGCCAGCAGCTGTGCGTGCGGATTGCCCCGCAACGCCTTCCCAGTCTTACCTATCCAAAACTGAGGGGAAACCGCGCCATAGTCACGCATGCGCAGCACCTCCGATATCAAGGCAAAGAATGCACGCCATCATGCAAACATCCTCGCCTGCACCACAGGCACAGTAAACGGCTGCACAGTCGCGCCAGACAGCGTGCAAGCCCTTTTATCTTCCTCGTGGCGCACCAGGCGGTCTACGGCCACCAGATCGTGCACGGCGCGGCTAAGCGTGCTGGTATCCATCTGCATGTCGTACTGACGCGCCAGCAAGTCTTTCAGCTCGCGCAGGGTCAGGTCTTTCACGCCACCCGTAACAGCCGCGCGCACCACGCCTTCAATAAAGTCACCTTGCGTGCGGCGGCGCGGTTTAGATATCGTGGCATCGTTTGGGGTGGATTGAATACCGGCCATCATGGTGTACCCCCAATCAACTCATCCATGCGCACAGCCCAGGCAAACGCTTCGTCATAGTCCGTGGTACGCAGGCCATCAGGCAGCACCCAGCCCATGGGCCGCCTTCCCACCGCCTGGGCATAGATCACCTTGGCGGCGCCGTATTCGATGTTTTTGGGGTGCTTCAGGCTTGTCTCAGCCTGCGGAACGTAGGGCACCACAGCAGGCGCGGGCTCAGGCTCAGGCGCGTGCGGAGGCACATACACATACGTGGTTTGCAGGGTTGCAGGGATCGGTGTGTTGGTTGTCATAAAAAAGCTCCTATGCGCCGTTACCGGCATGCGCCATGCAGCCACCCCAAACCCCAACCACCGCAGCCAACTCTGCGCACGCCTGCGCCAGGGTTGATTCGGTGGCCGGTTGTGGATCGGGGGTGTCGTTGTCCGACAGGTCGTAAATCGAAACCCAGCACTTGGCATGTGCCTCGCGTGCCTGGCCGCATATGTGCAGCGCGGGCGCCTTGCCCCGCGTCGCGTTTTGCAGCGTTGCGCGGATCGTGTCGTAATCCACCACAGACGCGAGCTGCAGCGCTCGCTGGGCGTTGACGCGCGCCTGAATCTCGCGCAGCGTGCCTGGGCCATCCATACGAATGGCATCCAGCACCGCCCTGCGCACATCGCCAGCTGGTCGCGCCATGGCTCACGCAATCCCCGCTTGCCGCATCAAAGGCATCATCTGTGCCAACATTGGCGCCAGCTGTGCCATGGCCTGGGCCTGAGTGTTTGACTTGTCCTGCAGAAACTTGTCGATCAGGTAGTGAATCGGCGTCACATCGCCCGTTTTCTGGATGTATGTCTCCAGACTATCCACGCTGAACTTGCGCGTAGGATCGTCCGAAAGCTCGCTACTGAGATTGTCCGGCGCCTTGTTCAGGTCAATGGCGCAGCGCCCCAGCCCGCGCTGGTAAATGCCGGTGGCCACACAGTCACGCAGGCTCAAATGCCGCTCAGACAGGCCTGGCTCAAAGCTCAAGGCCAGTTGCCGCTCGTTCGTTTTTGGTGGGCTGATAAGTGCTGATTTCATTTGTTATCACCTGTTATCAGGGTGGTAGAAAAAAATTGAGGTATGCAAAAAACGAAAACCGCCCACCGCCCCGGCGCACCAACGACTGCACGCCTGCCCGCGTGCAACCCAGGTGCCAGGGAGTTCAACACCAGCCAAAACAGTGCGCCGGGCTACTGGGCGGTGGGCGAGAAAACGGGAGATATGGCGGGCGGCCAGCTTGACGCCGCGAAATGCGGATTTCAGGCCCCAAACTTGATGTGCCAAGCGGCCGCCCATAAACAAAACGCAGAAGATGGTGGGGTTGCCAGCCAGTTTTATGATGGGGTTGTCACACCAACCACCACTACCAAAAGGCAACCCCATGAAAGACTTAGACGATGCGATGCAACAGATTTGCGATCTCAAAGGCAGTTTGATGGCAGCGGATGCATTCATGGCCGCGCTGATTCAAGTTTTGCCACCCGACGTGCTATCGCAGCTACAAACGGTTTACAAAGAGGAGGCAGAACATTTGCAAACCGTTCTACTAAACGCCAGCACGTCAGAGCACACAATCTCCGGCGCCGAGCGCGACATTCAGCGGCTGTCAACCAGGCTTCAGGCCCAGCTCGATCAATTTCAGCTGCTAGAAGCTGCGCGGAAAGAGATCCGCACCCAACAACATCCTTAGTCGCCTTCGGCAGCGTTTTCGAAGTTGCAAAAACGCCTTTGATGGCCTGCGAATACATTTCCGCCCTGGCCGCAGCCCGAGCGACCAGCTCCGCCCGGTCTTGTGCTGCAACCAGTCTGCGGCGATATGCAATAGGCTTGCGTGGCTTCATCTCAAACCCCCTTAACCATCAAAAACTTCTCACGCCAACCACCACTACCGAAAGGCAACCCCATGAAAGAAGACACCGCACTATCCCCAGTGTCTGGCTGGACCGTTGCGCCCATCAGTGCGTACGGGGCGGTCATGCTGCGCCTCGACTATTTGACGCATGCAACGCAAACAGCCGAAGAATCTCAGCAGAGCCCAAATTACGTACTTCACTCACCCCAAGCGCGCGAGCTGGCACTGAAAATACTTGCAATGTGCGATCGATTGGAAAGCGGCGAACTTCAGGGAGCGGGGTTGCCAAAACATTGACGTCAGACATTTGCACCCCCCAGAGCCAGCAAGTAAATCGCCCAGCCACACAACGCCAAACGCATAAACGTGCGCACGGCCAATTCAGTGGGGGACATCGGCTTTGGCATAACACGGGTGGCGATGCTAATCAGGCCAGCAAAGACCTGCAGCGCCATCCAGCACAACATCACGATCACAAAGGTTTGCATTTATATCTCCTGCTTGAACAACCGGGCGCCCGCCCATCCTTGGCTTACGATGGCAGCTCTCACACAACCACCACCAAAGAGGGCAGGCAAAATGGAAAATTTGGGACAACCGTTCAGCATCCAAAACACGACTGGCAACAGCTGGTTCGTCACCTGGCGCGATGCAATAGAGTCTTCGACTGGGGAGACGGTTTCTTTCACTGTGGAGATCCCCCGCAGCGCGAATCTATCGGTGGCAGAGGTCCAGCGCTACGCATTAAAAAGGGCGGTGGAACTTCTTCAAGCTGCAATTCGGAGGTCTGGCGACCTGTAGCGCCGCAGTTTTCGCAGATCCACCTCCGAAAAGACTCACTCAGGTGGTGGATATGCACGAACTTTGACCCATTGCAACGGGGGCATGAATCAGACATTTGCAACCCCTTCATTAGCTACAGATTGAATAGCACCCTGCGCAGCATTGGCGTTAGCAGGCAAAAGCATGTCGCCCTGCACCGCCGTATCGCCAGCGCCGACTTTTGCATCCTCGAACAGCCGGGGCTGTGCGTAGGCTTGCTCTATTCGGCGGCAGGCCGCATCAAAATACTGCCGTTCGCGTTCAATCCCCACGAACGTCTTGCCCAAGTTCACGCAAGCCACTCCCGTGGTTCCCGTGCCCATGAACGGATCACAAACCGTCGCCGCCTTCGGGTGCATGTCAAGGCACCAAAGCATCAGCCGCAGCGGTTTCTGTGTCGGGTGTTCCTTTCCGTCTTGCAACGCCTCGCCTCGCGGCAGAGTCAAAACCCGCGCCGCCTGTTGCTGGCTGCTCCACGCGAATTCGCAATCCGCCAGCGAGAAATTCCTTTGACCCTTGTCCCACACCAGCCAGCGCATGCTTGGCGGCAGCAGGTCGGTGAAGTAGTTGCCGCCCCAAATAACGCACTCCTTACCCTTCTCCTGCATCAAGCCAAAGAGCCAAGGCGCGGGGCGTTCCTTGTCCCATCCGCCCGGCCCATACTGCGTCCATCCGTTCTCGGCTTTCCCGGCGTGCGTGTCGGCCCCAATCCCATACGGCGGGTCAGTCAAAATCAAGTCGCATTTCGGCAGCGTCGGCAATATCTCCCGGCAGTCGCCGTGCCACAGTTCGCAATTCCCGATTGTCACTTTCTCAGCCATCATCACTCCTATTTACCGTTTGCCTGCTAACCAGTCGCTCAAGCGGGACGCGCCGCGATAAAGCTGCGTCGCGCCCCTTAGCTATGCGTTAGAATGATTGAATTTCTCTCGCACCTTGGCAGCCATCGTTTCAAGCCACTGCGCCACAGTGTCTGCGCTCTCGGCGTCATGCGCTTCGTCCATGAAAACGGCCAGCGCATCAACAACGAAAAGTCCAGCCGTTCCTTCGACGCCTTTGCTTTCTTCCTGTACTAAAAGGTCAAGAACATTGATCGAAAAATCAGGCAATTCACCTGCGTCAATTGCATCCTGCTCAGGGATGTAAAAGCTAAGTGTTACCTTGTCCCCGTGCGGAGAGCCTTCGCTGCATCTCGTTTCCATTTTTCATCCTTTTTCGTGTTGACCGCAGCGCTTCTAACCCGCATAACACAGCGGTCAACGCGACCGCCTTCGGCGTCACCCAAACCTCGCCCGTGCATCGGCCTCGTTGTTGAACAGCCGGCAGCCCCACACGGTTCTGTTTTTGCGGTCATAGTTCCCATACCGCTGCTGCCAATCCTTCGGCGAGCACAGTTCGTCGCAGGCATCGGCAAATGTCTCGGCCTCAATGCTCCCCAGCAGTTGCGCAGTATTGCTGTCGCCGCTAGCTCGGTAGCCTTCAATCCAAATTTCGTGCATTCCCATCGCTCTATCCTCTCTTCGTTAAATGCCGCCGAACCCATCAATCAACCCGGACGCGCCGCAAGCGTCGCTCCGGTTATCTCAGTCGTTAGAAGGCAAGTTGTCCGGTCTGTCGTCGTTGTCTTCCTCGTTCATTTCGTCAATCTCGGTCGCATGCCGGCGAATGAGAAAGTCCATTGCCTTCATGCTGGCGGTGAAAAGTTCGTGGTCTGCGCCGTAATATCGCCAGCAGCGCCGGCAGGACAGCATCAGTTCCTCGTAGCGGTCTTCGATAAATTGTTGCCGATGAATAATCTTCTCAAGCTGTGCAATTCGTTTTTCCATGTTTTTCTCCGTTGACCGTAGCCTTCTAACTTTTCAATGTCGATCACATCATTCCCCTAAATAGGTGCCAGCCGGCGTTATTGGATAGGTTGTTTTCCAAGACAGACAACCCAAAAGTAGATGATGCCGGCTGGCGTAAATCGTGCAACTGGTTGGCTATTGCTAGCTATCATTAGCAATGCATCGCGCCCACTTCGGAACATCTGCCACATCTTCCTCTTCGGCTTCCTCCGGACATATAACCTGTAGGCGAAACACGTTTCCTAATTTCCCTGTTCCAATCGTTACCGTTGCATTGATTGCGCCTTTTGAGATTTCTGATTCAAGGCGCTCGGCAACCGCAGACATCACTTCAAAATCAATTTCCATTTTTCACCTCTTTTCCATGTTGACCGCAGCAATCACGCGGCTTCCCGCAATTTCTCCGGATGCACAAACATAAGATGCGCACGATTCCTGCCACGGTCAATCCGATAGCAGCGCCCAAGTGCCTCAAGTTCCTTGAAATAAACGTTGATCGTATTGTTCGTGCGGTTCATGGCCCGCGCGATTTCCGGCGCGGTGGTCATGCCTTGCTGAATCAGCCGGAAGCACTCTTCGCGCTTGTCAATCCGGTTGAGATTGCGCATGGTGTTGTCTATCTCTTTGTCGTTTATAACCTTGGGGCGGGGAACTAGCCGGCCATTTGGCTTGATGAATGTTTTAAGTCCTAGCGTTATGAGTAGCTGGCTCATGATCCTTCCTTTTTAATTCGATCAACATAAGACGTATCAAAATGTTCGCACCCTACGCATTCCGCGCAATCTGAGCGGCATTCAAGGCGTCCGGTGTCGGGTATGGTTTTCCACAACTGTTCGCTTGTGTAATGACCGTTTCCCTCGTCTATCATCCTGAAACCTGCTTTGACGATCAGCGGCTTGCGGGTGCGCGGCTTGTTGTAACAGGCCGGCTTGTGGTCTGCTCCGCGCTGCGTTGAGGGGTGAACCTCATGGTTTAGGACGGCCATTCTTGGTTTCCTCGAACTCAATAAGCAGAGCAATGCAGTGTTTCGCTTTCTCAAGATCAGCAATGCCGCCTTTGTCACGAAATCGAGTGACATACTTGATGATGGTGTGCTGTAACGGATCAAGACCGTTCTGCATGCTGTATTGGAATGGCTGAATGGGGAGCTTGGAGTAGTGATCACCTCCAACTTGGGTATCAAATGCGCTCATGATCTAATCTCAATAGTTACCTCAACGCCAACAGCCCGGCAATCCTCGGCTGCGGCGTGGGTGATATGGGTTCTGTTATACAAAAGCACCAAGCGCAGCAATGGCTGATTTGGCTGATGTTAGTTGTGTTCCTGTTGCTTGAATCTGCGCCTCTAACCGCTTCATGCTGGCTGTAGATGAAAGCTCAGAAAGTGTGCCAAACATGGATAGGGCAGCGTTATGCTTAACCTGTTTGTCTTTTGACAGTGATTCGTAATTGACGCATATCAACTTTTTGGCGATGCGCTTTGCGTGCCGGCGAGAGTGTTCCCGCGCCTTGTCTGACAGGTCGATAATCTCGTTATCTGCCAGCCGTTTGATGCCCTCTTTGCGGATTACATCAAACACCATTCCTTTGTCGCGCTGGACTGATTTTCTGGCTGATTCCAGCGATCCGCGAAAGTGGCGAATATCGCGCCCGATGACTGCGGAAAGTTGAGCGTAGGTAATCACGCCACCGACCGGCATTTCTTCAATGGCTTTCACAATGGCCGCGCTGTCTGCGCTCAGTTGAAAGTCTGGTTGTTTCGTTTCCATTTGGATTCCTTTTGTTGGTTGAAAACCTTGCGTTGTCTTATCGTGTCACGCCGAGCCTATCCGCGCCGCGTCCCGCCTATCCTCACGTACATCGCTCAACCCGCTATTGCTAACGGGCTGAATGCTGCAAATGCCCTTGTCTTGCTATGCTCTGACCCGCCCTATCCAGATCTGTCTAGCCAAGCCCGGTAACGTCCTGACTTGCCCTAATGCTTTCGCATCAGTCAGCACCCTTAGCAAGATGCTGATTGCTGCGTCATGCCCTTGTGTTGTCTAGCCACGCTATGCCATGCCGAACCCGGACGCTTCGTGCCTAATTAGTTCCAAGCAATCGCCTCAACCTTGAAGCGACCATAAAACCCATTGTTACGAGGACGGAACCGACCAATGCCGATAAACGCGCCAGCCTGCTCCAAGACATTCCTGAACACTTCCTCAGTCACAGTCTCGTCAAGCACATAAAAAGTTACTTCGCCGCCCCATTCGTGGATCACCGGGAAGCATTTATCAACACGCTTGCCGCTACCTCTCACGCCGTCAGAAGGGACGAACAGCCACTCACCCTTAACCTCCTCTTTTTTGATCGGCAAAATCATTGCGTCAGTAACCAACACGCCAGCTTCAAAGTGTTTTGTGTAGGTGCTTTTCCCCTTGCCTGGAATCTGAATGCCAAGAAACTTTGCCGCTTCTGACAGGCAATTCTTGAATGACATGGGCGGGATAAACACACTTCCGTCATCAGTTACATGCAAACGATCTCGCCATGTGCGCGCTTCGTAGTCCTTAGCGTTTTCCTTCGCCAGCTTCTCTGTGGTGTAGTGCTTGGATTGCGAGTAGGGCGATACGCCACAGATGGTTACAGTTGCAGTTTTCATTTTTTTCCTTGTCTTGATTAGTTGATTTGAATGGTTACTACGACACCGCACGCCAAGCACTCAGCAACCGCATGGCGAAGCGATGCAATGGCCTGATCGCGCAGGCTCTCGAACAGATCAGGCGTATTGCTGCATACCGGCCTAACTTGCTCGATTACCTTGCGCTTAGGCTGCGCTTTCTTCCATGCGGTGAATTCTTCCAGCGCTTCCAGTGGTGCTGTGCCAGCCTGTACCGCACGCTTTAGGCAATCAGGGCCATAGCCATGCTGGATGCTTACAGGATTGCTCAGAGGCCGATTACAGGCTTTGCATCGCATGACTAGAAGGGGATCTCAGTCCCAAAGTCTTCCCAATCGTCTTTTTTCTTATCTTGCGGTGCGCTTCGCTGCGGCGCTGGCTGTCCTTCCTCCGGCTGCTTGCGCTGACCATCGCCGGCACTGCCAAGCATCTTCATCTCAGCGCCTTTGATTTCCGTGGTGTAGCGCTCCTGGCCGTCCTTGTCAGTCCATTTGCGCGTTCGCATGCTGCCTTCGATATAAACCTGCGAACCTTTTTTCAGGTACTGGCCGCAGATTTCGGCAATTTTCCCGAAGAAAGAAATCCGCACCCATTCGGTTAGTTCCTTCTTCTCGCCGGTCGCCTTGTCTTTCCAGCTTTCAGAACAGGCGATGCTGAAATTGCAGATTGCTTCTCCGCTGGCTGTGTATTTCAATTCAGGATCTTTGCCTAAATTTCCAACAAAAATACACTTATTAACTGATGCCATTTTTATGCCGCCTTTTTAAGATGCGCAGCTTGCGCGTGGGTTTGTTCAAATTCGGCAATAACCTGCTTGAAGTATTCGCGTGCGTGTTTAACCTTCTCGAGTATTGCCGCTTCTTTTTCAAGATCGCGCTTTACTGTCCATGTTGTGACGCGCATGTATTCAGGAATGCCAGAAACATAGTGAAGTTCCATCGGCTCAAATCCAATTAGCCGGTCTGGAGTATCAACGAGGCAGTAATTAACCTCCCACTCGTCAGCGTTCCAAAGCGCCATATATCCGCGCATCTGCCATTCATACAGCTTATCTACGCAGTCGGCTTCAAGTAGCGGGAATGTCTGAATTGACCATGATGTTTTAATGTCATGGCCGCGTTTCTCAGCTTGGTTAAAAAGATCGCATTCGCCGGTAATAAAGTCGTTTGATTTTCTCTGCTCGTTCTTTTGCAAAGAAAGCCCTCGGACATGGTTAAGCAACTCGATAGAGTCGCTTTCGCATTCAATCCCTTTCTCTATCGACTTGCTGGATACGGTGAAATCAACGCTGAATATTTCCTGCGCTGCTAACTCGCGGATATATGTTTTTGCGCCAACAGATAGCGGGCCTTCTATCTTTGTCTTTGGCTCGGTCATTAACTTGCCGATTGATGAGCATCTGAATTTCATGCTTGGCCTGCCATTTCAACTTTTGCAAGTTCTTTTTTGCGCTTGTCTTTTTCGGCAATAATCCGCTTCTGAGACTCTTTGTCTCTTATCCTTGATGCTTCCGCATAATGAATAGAGTACAAACCTTGCAGGGCTTCCATCGTTGCCGCTTTTTGAATCTCGGCGGCGATTGAATCAATATCGAATTCTTCCTGCTGATACCGGCTTTCTTCATCCTCGCCGGTTTCGATATTGAACAGCTTTAGGATGGCGTACTTCGTGGCGTAGCTTTGCGCCTTACCTGGTGCCTTGTCACCGTTATCAAGAGCGTGTGCGTTTTGTTGTGTAACGATCCGGTCTGCTGGATCATCAATATTCACAAACTCAATCTGATACGTCGCTTCATAGAGCCGCTGCTTTGCTTCCGGTTCTTTTGCGTTGAATACGGCACTCAAAACAGACGGCACGATTACTACGCCATGCTCAATCAGTGCGGCGCGAACCATGCCGGTTACTGCGTCATGAGTGACGGCTTTGTATGAGCCGCCTCCGGTGCTAACGGCCTTGTCCTTTTGAACGTAGCCGATTGCTTTGCGCACCGCGTTAATGCGCTGGTAAATGTTTAGGGTAGCCATGATCACGCTGCCTTGAGCAACGGCAGTTCAGTGGTCAGCGAGTCCAGGTCTGCATCAACAATGAGCAGGTTGTAGCCGTTTTCACAGAACAGGCCGATATCCTCTGTGGTGCCATCTGCCATCTTGATAATCAGATGGCGTGCATAGAACGGCTCGCTACTTGTGGAGCGTGAGAAGTCTTGAATGTTGGTAACTTCCACGGCGGTTACGTTGTGATAGCTGATATTTCGGCTCATGATGCGATCCTCGGTGTTCCATCAATTGTGAATGCCGCGTTTTCATAACGGGCGAGGGCTAGTTGTTTGGCTTTCTCCGCCGTCATTGCGGTGACATAGGCCACTTTCTTGCGTGCGTTCTGCGTCTTGTCGGCGTCAGATTTGAGCCGTAGATAGACTTCCCACTTCATGCCGCCTCCGAGTACGCGAGTTGCGCCTTCAAAAGCTCATCAGATGGCCCGAACTGCTTGATATTCAGCGCAATGTCACGCTGACTCATCCATAGCCAATCCTCTTGGCAATCTTCAATAACAGCCACCCTAGCGGCATCAGCGCCACGTATTGCGCGGCGCGGGTTGAACTCAATGAATCTGAACTGGATCATGCTGCCTCCCGTAAATCATGCAGACGCTCAGCGCGATCCTCGTCACACTGACGGCGCTCGGATGCCATATGCTCAAACGCCTCTTGCTCAAGCTCGGTGATCATTTCCCGGCACAGGTCAGGCTTAATGTCGATGCCGCGAAACTTGACAAAGGTGATTGATACTTCTTCCGGCTCGGGTGGCTCGTTGAACGATCCTGGCCAACCTCGGGTGTAGTCAAAGCAAACAGTTATGTCCTGTTCGCCGATTTCGCCGAGGTCAATTGTGGTGTCGAAGCTCATAGCATTGATCCCCAATGAGCCAGCAGTCCTACCCATGCGAGAACGACGATGGAAAACCCTGCGGCGACGATCAGATCAGCGGCTTTCAGGTCGCGCTCGTCTGATGCAGCGCGGCGGGATTTTAATTCTGCGGTGGTCATGCTGCGATCCTCCATTTGTTATCCATTTGCAGCGTCAGATACTCCCCGCGAAGCCGGTGCCACTCTTTGCGAGTAGCGATCTGAGCGATGATGATGCGGTTGATTGTCTCGGCATCGCGTACTAGCTCAAGGGCTAGCGATTGGCCGTCTAGCGTGATTTCCATACTTCTAATCTGAAACCAGAGGATTAGCTTTTTCATGATTACCTCGGAAAAAAAGAACGCCGGGACTCTCGTCGACCGGCGCTAAACCGGCTCTATGCCGGGGAGGGGGAAAGGGTGCCGGTTACGAATTCCGGCGCTTGCGTATGGCCCAAGCCGCTCGTCATGATGCGAGTGCATCGCCTAAAAGTTGTGGCTCCACAAGGCTTGTTCCAAAGACCTGAAAACCGCCAACCTGTAACGACTGATTACGTCAGTCATTCGCCCGTGCTAATTGCCGTGGGAAGGGCGTTAAACCTGCAATGTCACAGGTGGAGGGAGTCCCGATTAGCGCGGGTTACATGCTTACCGAAGCCAGCTAGTTCTAATTCGATTCGGCCTTTCTCCCGTTGGGATTGAGGTTGGTCGCTAACTGGCTTCGGTAATCACAACGCAGGAGCCGGATACTCCACCAGGCTGTTCCAGAACCTGCCAGCCCCTGCGTTGTGCCACCTCGTGAGAAGTGGCGGCGCATGTCTATCCATGCTGTCTATCAGCCCGTAGGCTTGCTGCGACTCGGCTACCGTTAATCTCTTGCGAGAACCCCTCAGATTCGGGCGGTCAAAGCGTCACATGCTGAGCTGCATGCTGCTGTCCCGTCTTACCCTCGGGGCTTGGTTATCGCGTCGTGCCTTTTTGCCGGCGAAAATATTATTCGGCTGTGTTCGGTGCTACTCAACTGCGGAAGAACTCACGCCCTGGCTAGATGCTCCCTAGTTACTGCGCTTCGGCTGCGTTGCCGGTTCGTGTTGCTGAACCGATGACTGAACTATACGCCGATGCAAGCAAACGTCAATACGTTAATGAATATTTATTTTGCTGATTAGTTCATTGCGTTGTCCTATCTATAGGCGTATAGTGATGGGTATGGACACTGCTAAAAAAATTCTTGACAGCATTTCTCATGATTACTCGTTGAGTGATAGCGAGATTGCGCGCCGGGTTGGAACCTCTCAACCGACCATCTTTCGCATCCGATCAGGGGCTGATTGCTTCGCCAGTCTTTACATAGCCATATGCGAATTTCGTGACACATTGCGCGGCAAAAAACGCAAGGCGGTCCGTGAAATGACAATTTCTAACCGCCGCAGTGACACTTGCCCGCCCCAAGTCATGCTTGAACGCCGGATCAAGTCATGATCTGCCTAAGCAAGTCAACACTGCGTAGAGCAGCGTAATGAACATGCCTAGCTATGAGGCAAAAAAATACCCACCGATAGCGACCTTGCCGGGTCCGGTGGGCTGTGTAACTAACTTGGAGCAATTCTAGCATGGCCCATTACAGAAAAATAGATGTATCGATCTGGAACGACGGTGATTTTTCATCGATGAAGCTGCAAGGGAAGATGGCTTTCATCTTTCTTGTTACGCATCCGAACATGACAGGCATAGGCGCAATGCGTGCAACGTTGCCGGGGTTGTCAGCAGAGCTTGGCATCTCGCAAAAGGAATTTTCAGAGGTGTTTTCATCTGGCCTAGCAATTTTCGATGCTTCTGAAAGCTGCGTATTCGTACCTAACTTTATCAAGTATCAAGGTTGCGAATCGCTCAATGTTTTGAAAAGCTGGGTTAATCAAATCCAGTTCATACCGCATGGCAAGACTAAAGACATGGCCGTTTCATTATTGTATGCCTACGTCGAAGGCAAGAAAGAAGCCTTCCGTTTAGCCTTCGATGATGCCTACATGAAAGCCTACGGGCATGCCTTCGCTTTACCCAAGGGCTATCCAGTAAGCAGTAAGCAGTTAGGTAAACCAGCCATAGTAGTAGAAGACTACACGCACGAGGAAAATGCGAACGATTCGCAACAAATCCCGGCGCTAGTTTTGGTCAATGGGCAATGGCACGAATCAGCCACAGGCGAAGAGGTGGCAGCATGAGCAGCCTTCGCCCGTATCAGCAGTCCGGTATCGAGTCGCTACGTCAGTCATTCGCTCGTGGCAACAGGCGCATCGTGTTCAAGCTCCCCACAGGTGGTGGCAAGACGGTAATTGCCGAGAACATCATCAGCATGGCAACGAGCAAGGGCAAGCGTGTTGCGTTCATCTGCAACCGTATCGAACTGGCTAAGCAGACTTCTCGCCGCTTCGCTCAGGCTGGAATTCAGCACGGTTTGATGCAGGGAGACAACTCCCATTCGTTTCATTCGCAGGTGATGATTTGTTCGATTCAGACGATGGCACGTCGCCGCGCTCAGGATTTCGACCTGCTGATCATCGATGAAGCGCATGGCGTGGCCGGTTCTGAGGCGTACAAAAATCTTCTGTTCGCGCTGAACAACGTCCCGGTAATTGGCCTGACTGCAACACCCTACGCCAAGGGAATGGCAAAGCATTACGACGAGCTAAAAGGCAAGTTGTTTGAAGACATGGTGATTGGAGCAACGATTCAGGACTTGATCGCGGATAAGTTCTTGGTCGAAGTTGATATTTTTGCGCCAGATTCTTACCAGCCCGATTTGTCGAACGTTCGCACTGTGGCCGGCGATTACGACGAAAAAGAACTTGGCGAAGCGGTCGATAAGCCGAAGCTGGTTGGTGACATTGTGGCCCATTGGCAAAAGTTAGGACGCGGCAAGCCGACTATCGTATTCGCCACAAACATTGCTCACTCAAAGCACATCACAGAGCAATTTCTGAAAGCAGGAATCAAAGCAGAGCATATCGATTGCTACACCTCGGAAGATGATCGCACCGCGATTTTGAATCGCATCAGAAATCACGAAACGACGATTATCAGCAATGCGGCAATGCTGGCCGAAGGGCTTGATATTCCGCACCTAGAAGTGATGATTCTTGCACGTCCGACCAAGAGCCTGACGCGCTACATCCAGCAGGCAGGCCGCATCCTTCGCCCCTATCCTGGAAAAGAGCGTGCGCTGCTTCTTGACCATTCCGGCACTTGTTCGCGCCTCGGCTTCCCAACTGACGATATCCACATCGAACTAGATGATGGAAAGCCAAAAGCCAAGACGGAAAGCAAGCCGAAAGAAAAGCTGCCAAAGGTTTGCGATAGCTGCGGCGCATTGAAGCAACCAGGCGTTCATAAATGCCCGGCCTGTGGATTTGAGCCGTCCCGCATGTCGGACATTGAGCATGAAGAAGGCGACTTAAAGCCAATGACCCGCAAGGATCGCGCCGATTTATCAATGGCCGATAAGCAGGCGATTTACTCCGCTTTGATTGGCTGGGTTGAATCAAAGGGAAGAAATCCCGGCTGGGCGTATCACCTTTACTTTGAAATGATGGGCGTCAATGTCTCAGGCCAGTTAGAAAAGCGCAGTGGCCCGATGGTCGAAGGCGTGCAGAAGTGGCTACAGCATCGCAACATCAAGCACGCCAAGAGCAAGACAAAGAAGCCAGTTAATACCTGCCACAAGTGCGGATCGCACAACGTCAAAATCAGTTCAGGCGTTGGGCCTCATGCCGCAAGGTCAGATTGCCTAGACTGCAAAGCATGGCGCTGGGTAGCAAAGGAGCAGGCATGATGCAAACAGAAATTGCTGATTACCTGCATCACGGCTGGTATGTCGTGCCAATTCACGGTGTCATGGTGGCGCGTGGTGGCGAGTTGAAATGCACCTGTGGCAAGCCGGATTGTTCATCTGCCGGCAAGCATCCAACTACCCCCAACGGATTGAAAAACGCAACGGTCAATCGTGAATGGATTGATGCGTGGTGGAAGAAATGGCCTTGGGCAAACGTTGGCATCGTGACCGGCGCATTGTCTGGATTGGTCGTGGTCGATATTGATCCGCGACACGGTGGCGATGACACGCTCGACAATCTTTTCGTCAAGCATGGATCGTTCGGCGAAACGGTAGAGGCTATGACCGGAGGCGGTGGCCGGCATTTCTACTTTAAGCATCCCGGCTTTGAGTTGAAAAACTCAGTAGGAAAGCTAG